GTTTATTACGATTTATTTTCTGATGATTCAGATGGTGTGAATACACCTGTTTCTGGATTTAAAGAACCTTGTCCGTATTTTTCGGTAATTCCGTCAAGAAATTTCTTTTCTTCATCTTGAATTGATTTTAAACCTTCTTCTAAAGTTACTTCGTCATTATCTAATCTGATTTGAGCTAATTTTAATTGTCCGAATTGATTTTGAACATTTGCATAACTTTTTTGTATGTTTTGAACTTGTGTTAGTTCGTCTTTTGTAAATTTTACTTCTTTTGGCATTTATAACCTCCAATTATGAATTGTTTATTGTCTATATATAAGTATATATAAATTTTTAAAACGAGTGATTTATTTTCCCACTTGTTTGTCTGTAGCATCACCTTCCATACCAAAAGTAACTCTTGATGTGGTTGTGAATTTTTTCATATTTGATATTTTATTTGTAACTACAGAATTTAAATATTCAGGTAATAGATAAGCCTTTGTTGTCAAAGTAAATGTAGATTTTATAAATCTCTCACCATCTTGATTCATTTCTGAAGCATCTGATACACTATCTATTGTACATAAAAATTTCATATCTTCACCTTTTCCCCAATATGTATGTGATTGGTCTACAAAAGATTCCACTAATGGATTCATTTGTTCTATAAAATTTGTCCATAATACAAATTCATATGTTACATCGGTATAGTTTGGCATTCCAGTAACTACATTTTCATAAACAGGTTGAACTCCTTGTTGAACTGAAAATCTATCATATTGATTGTCTTTACTCCATCTTGAACTCCTAACTACATCTATGTGATTACCTTTAACATCATGTGGAAATGATTGTCCTGATAAATCATTTCTTGAAATTTCTGTTCTTCTTAACATTATCAATGGAAGTATTAATGAATTATTTTTATCCCTCAATACTCCTCTTTTTCTAACAGCTTTCCATCTTTCTTCGTTACCATAAAATACAGGTATCTTTAAAGTTTCATTTGCTTCTCTAACTCTTGGTTTCATCACATTTTTAACATGATTTAAAACTGCAGTATCAACATCTTTAAGTGTTATTGCATAATTATCCGATAAATTATTACCTGGTATAATAGTTGTTTCTCTATTACCACGAATAGTTGTTCCTTTAGTAGATACTTCATTAGCTCTATTAACTAATTCTTTATTCACCACACCTTTGTTTGTAATCTTATTTACTGCCATTTCGTTTCCTCAATGCTTTTAGTTTATTAAGTTTATTGTTTACCTTACCTTTTACTTCTTCTGATTTAATACTACTCATATCAGCTTTTCCACCTCTACCTAAAGGATTACAATCTGAACAAGTATTTCCACACGAACAAGCCATTTCTATTTATTCTTCTGTTTATAAATTTTTATAATTTTTCCACTCGGACCAGACCTTATACCTTGACCACCTGGACCTGGACCTATATCTCCCTTTTTTGGACCAATAATGGGTTGATGACCATATTCGAATATACCAATATCATCTCCAAAATTAGATGATATCGCATCACTTATAGGTGTATAACTACTACCAAATTTTATTTTACCTTTAGATGATATCGCATCACTTATAGGTGTATAACTACTACCAAATTTTATTTTACCTTGTGGAGCGAATACACTTTTCAAATCTTTTAATGCCAACTTATCTTCTCCTATTTCGTAAAGCCTTTAATTTATCTTTTTTAGTTTTAACTTTACCTACATATTCTTCTGATTTAATACTACTCATATCAGCTTTACCGATTGCAATCTCTTTCTTAATATCTACTTCAATGGCTTTTGTACCTGTTTGACTTGGTGAATCAAAGTTATCTAACTTATTCATCAACTTACCCATCATTTGTTCCATTTGTAAATTACCATTTGGTTCAGGTGTGTAAGTATGTTTTCTTTCACCATATACATCTTCATCCTCTTGTACATTACCACTCACTTCAACCTTTGGTTTAGGTGTGTCTTTATAATTAGGATTAGAAGTATCAAACTTCGTAATTTTCTTATGTGTTATTTGTTGAACTGCCATTAGTTATCCTCTATTATTGAAAGTTATCAGTTAACTCCTGTCTACCTATAAAATAAGTTTGTAATTTTGTTATTTCATCACTATTCAACTCTTTATTGTAATACGCCATTTCAAATAAGTCAAATGCATCTGCAACATAGCTATCATCACCAATCATATTTATTTTAACATCTACATCTTTATTAAAACCACTATCTGTTCCAACATTGGTTTTATTTATAAATGTAGTTATCAATCCACCATCAGCATATGAAGCCTTTTTAATCGTTAGTAAGAATTTAGTATTGTATACTACATCTGAACTTGCATTTACAGTAGCAGCATCATTATCGCTATCATCCTTTCCTCTAATGTTAATAACATTACCACCATCTGTATTATAATTACCTGTAAATCTAATTCGATTGTCATCTCCCTCACCAATCGCTTGCCCTAAATTAGTTATTTCTGTTTCACCATCAGCATCATCACCTGCATTATCTTGTTGTTGTAAAACATAAAAGGCAGTAAATCCATCTAACAACATCGTGTTTGTAAAACTCATTCTATCAGCTTTTGAATTACCACCTGATTGTGGTTCTCTATATCCAAATCTTATACCATTTGAACCTGTATCAATGTGTGGATTACCTATGTTTGTAGTTCCGTCTTTTAATCCAGATGTATCACCTGAATGTGATGTTTGCATTTCAACTAAGTGATTACCATTAGTACTTAAATCGGTAATTTGTGTTACTTCATCTTGAACTCCCCAAGATGGGTCAGTTACAGTGGATTTAACTGTGCTTTCAGCATTTCCATAAAATGATAATCCTGATATTTTTAATGGTAATAATCTATTATCTGGCGCATCTCCTCTACCAATACTATAATGTCTAGCTTCATTTAAATTAGCTTTCATAGATATTCTAGCTTTATCAACAGCCATCTGACTTTCATTAAATATTTTTTTAGCTATCGTTTCATCTAATTGAAACAAATAATTACTTTCTGGTATTTCCAACCATTTGTTCCAAGTTAATTTTTCACTACCTTGTTTTTTTCTTGAAATTTCTGATAATGTTCCAACTAATTTAAATGTGCTTAAATTATTTGTTTCTTTTAAAAATTTATCAAACTCATCTTTTCTATCAACTATTATATCTTGAAAACTTTGAGCTTTTTCTAATTTAGCTTCTAATATAGAATTTTCTTGTGATAAACTTGTAAGATGTGTTACTTCTTTTGATAATGAATATACTTGTCCATTTAAATTTGTAACTTCTTCCTTTTTTTCTCTTAATTCTTGTCTTACATTTTCATTAATTTTAATGTCTTTTTTTAGATTGACAATTAAATTACTAACTTCTTTTAATTTATCTAAAGATTCTTTTAGTTTAGTTTTGTAATTGTCAATCTTATCATTTTTTGATACTAAAGCTTTTTCATATGTATCTAAATTATTTATATATTCTTGATATACTCTTTTTCTTTCCGTCTTAACTTCATTGACAACTTTTTTACTATTTTTAGTTTCGTGATTTAATTTATGATTTAACTTATTAAATTTTTCATTTAATTGTTTATTAAGTTTTTTAGCTTTTTCAATCACACTATCTTTATAAGAAAGTCTTTCTTTTTGTTCATTAATTTTTTCATATAAAGGATTAAACTCTGATTTAATTTTTTTAATATCATTTTCTTTTAATTGAAGTTTATTTATATAATCTTTTTCTTTTATTGAAAAAGTACCCTCTTCAAAATGTCTCGCTTTATTTAATTCCTGTAAAAGATTATTCTTTTCATTTTCCAAATTTACAACTTGATTAGATAAATTTTGTGTATTTTCCTCTAACCTTTCAATAATTTTTTCTTTGTTTTCTATCTGGTCTTCATATTGAGAAGTTATTGGTTTTCCACTAAATCTTTCTTTTAATATATCTAAACTCATTTATTTTATACCTCGTTTTTTAAATCTTTTTATTTGTGCTGGTGTTCTACCAGTTCTTTCTAAAATCTTATTCTTTTTCTGTCTGTCTTGTTTTCTTTGTTTTGCTGCTCTATTTGGCATTATCTTGGCCTCTCTTCTATTTGTAACGATGATAATCTTGAACGATTAGCAGTTGCTACAATATTATGTTTAAAATTTGGATGTCCAGCGAATAATTGTGGTTCTGTTGTTCCATTAATTTCCCAATAGAAATCATTCCAATCTACAATGTCACCATTCTCTGGATAAAAATTTAATGAACCACTTGCAAGATTTTCTCTTTGGAAATACATTGTTATATTGGAATTAGTATCTGAACCAAACTCATCTTGTATTACTTCAGGTTCTGAAAAATCAATTAGACAATTAACTCTAAATCCAATATCGTAGTATTTAGCAGTTGATTCACCATAAACATTGTCTTCTGTTCTTTCGACATTTACTTTGTAAATATCAACCGATTGTCCGACAATCTCGTCAATCAATTCTTCATTCATTTGATTAATTAAATCAAATTCTTTTTGTGGTATAAAAAATGGTTTTGTTTGAGACATTTAATTATCCTATGTATATTTTTAATGGAGCTTTATTTAATACTTCTTGTTGAGCATTTGCAACTTCTTGTTCTGTAATTGCTTGTTCCTTTTTACTAACAGCTTCAAAGAATAAACTTAATTCTTCTAATAGATTTGCTTTTTCTTCTCTACCTTCAGCTTTAAGTGATTCACCATCTAATGAAACTTCACCATTTGGAAGTGGCATTGAAGCGTATTTACTTCTGATGATTCCAAGTAATTCTTTAGATAATGCTAATGTGTATTTTCTAATCCAATTTCTACCCATTGAATTTATTTCTGTATAAGTAATAAACTTATATGGTATGTTCGATGGATCTGATACTTTATTACTTGTTTTAGTTTGAGTTACATCAATTTTATCTTCTCTCTTATAATAATGAAAATGTATTTTATTACCAGCATCTTTTGATGTTGGTTTTGGGAATATTCTTATTTTATTATTTATTAATTCAAATGAATAAGCAGATTTTCTAATCTTATCATTTGTTTCGATTGCATTTGCTCTACCCAAATCATATGATATTGGTCTCATTATATAAGAAACTGCTGGAGATACATTACCAAATCCAAATGAATCCAATAATTCAATATTATCATAAGTTCCAGCAAATGGGTCATAGAATTTAGATATAGCTGCTGGACCATCGTTAAATACTCGTTGAACTTCTATTCTATTAGTTCCTGTAACAGATGATTCAAAATTACCCTCACTTGTTAAATCATAAACTTGTTGAGAACCAGTTATAGTTATTGAACCTGTATACATTGTAGCATTACCACCAACATTTACAGCTTGTCCGTATTGTTCTGATAAGGTGAATAAAGACATTCCACCATTTGGAGTTTCAGCTTGGTGTGAACCTGTTGAACTAAAATTAGAACCAGTATTGGTATTTCCATAATGTTCCCACATCCAATT